GCAAATAATGTTTGTGATGGTTCTTTGTATGGTAATGGCATCAATCCATCACGGATTGCGCCCCCTGGTGCATCGACATCTCTAAATTCTCCAGGTTGTAAAGGTGAGTCATCGTCCCTGATCCGTAGACCACGGGCCTTGAACCCTGCTGGAAGATTCGACAATGTACCAGAATCAAGTAACTGTCTTAATGCTTGTGTAGCAGATCTAGATAATCCACCAATTAAATGAACTAAACCAAATCCGTAAAACCCTAATCCTTGTAAAAATTTAAAGTGAACAAAATATTCTTGCTTCGTGTAATTAGAATCATCTTCTTTAAAATTTCTTCTGATAGATAAAACTTTTCTAGTGCCTTCATCAATCGTAACAATGTAAGGAATTTTTATTCCTGAGTTTTCTTCACCGTTTTTATCTTCGTAACCTATAAGATCTAAGTTCACGTGAAATTCAAGTAATGACATCATCATGCCTTCACCTGTAGGTTCAACACCTTCAAGTCTATCAATTTTATCTTTTACGTCATAAGCACTGTAAGTTGTTGTATCATCATAAGCTTGTAGCTCGACATCTCTATAAAATCCTGAGACTTGTTTTTTTCTTACTTCATTCTCACTCATCTGTACTCGATGAGTAATTCTTTCACATGTTTCTATATCCGTTGCAGAATAAGGTACTACAAGATCTTCAGCGGGTATAAATTTAGAGACAGCTCTGCCAAGTTGTGCATCATAATAAACTTTTTTAAATGTAGATCCTGATAATGGTAAATAGAAAAGCATTTGATCTAACTCAGGTGTATACTCTTGCATCACGTTAGTGATTTGATAATTCATAAAATCTTTTACTCTTTGAGACTGCATATATTTTTCTTGCGTCTCTTCTCCAACAACATAAGTTCTAACTGGACCACTTGCTGGCATTAATTCTTTATAAGCGGTTGAACTAAACTGAGTGACAGCTTCAGCTAATAAAGGGTGTGATACATTGCTGGCACCCTGGAAGGGCTCGCTTCTCTCAGTGTATTTAAATCCTAATAAATCTAATCCTTGAGAATATGTCTTTTCCCATTCTTCTCTAGATGCTTTGTCACTATCATATTCACCCATGAGATCAGATGAAATATTTTGCAATTCATTTTCTTCAATTGTTTCAGCCAGGTTAGCTGCAAACTCTACAGGTGGTTCATCAGAAACAGTAACCTCTTCAGAAACAATTTCTATTTCTACAGGTTCTTCGTTTTCAATAGCGTCTTCTATGGCTTCCCCAACGACAGCATCTATTTTTTTATCGATATTATCAACCATAATTTTTTATAGATTATATACGTCAATTAATCTACCAAAATAAAACTTTGGCGACTCTACGAGTCCGCCCATTGCCTTCTTGATTGGTTCTTTTAAACTTTGGAGGAGTTTGATGACTTTGCCGCTTTCGAGGAGGCTTCCGTATCCTGCTTCTCTTTCTTTGTCGATTTGTTTGAGGATTTTGACGATACTGTTGAAATTACCGATATTGAAGATGGTGTCCCCGTCAGTCTTTCGAACTCTTGTATTGATACTTTTCTTAAGGTCATTGTTGTTCTTTCTATAATCGTTTTTGTCTAAATAGTCACCTGTCCAATAGACATTATCTATATACACTAAATCTGCATCATCACCTAACACTTTTGTAAAAGCTTTATCAAGCAATTGTGGATCAGGGGCTTTATTATCAAAAGTTAAGAAACTTGCTACAAATCCACCAGCAGTATTTTGCACATTAAAGTCTATACCAAGTTCTTGCTGTATTCTTTGTATGTCCGATTTATTATAATTACCTCGATAAAATAATTGTGCTGTTTGATTTCTACCTTCCATTGGGGTAACAGATCTTTGAAAATTACTTGTAGCCATAGCGTCTTGATTTAAATTATCACCAAGTAAAGATAGCACCTGTAATCTTTGTGGCTCGGATAATTCAACAAATTTATTACCAACCTTAACAGTTAAAGGAACAACAACATTAAAATTAGCTTTACCTTCATATGTTCCTAAACCGATTTCCATTCTACTTATTTCAGCCTTTTGACCAAGGACCAGGGACACCGCTTGTTCCATCACTGAAGGTTGTTTACCTTTTCTTGTAATTAATTTGTTTAAGTTTGTTCTATGAACATTACTAATTTGATCCATTAATACTGTATCGCCAGGAAAATTATTTATAAGCTTTTCTATTTCTTTACCGTTAGGTGTTAAAAAAGAACCAACTTCAATTGTAGCTTTTAATGATTCTTTATAGGGAACCACAGTTGTTTGTAGTTTTTCTACAAACCCTGGATCTAAAATTTCTACTGGATTTAATTTGTTATTTCTAAATTTAAAACCTTTTTCTTGGAGCTCGGATATTAATTCGTTACCCATGTCCTCATAGTTTGAAGATCCACCTCTACTGCTTGACCACATCATTGCTTGTAATTGATAAGGCTGCAGCTCTTCTCCTTCAGGTAATCTTTGATTTATTTCATATGTCATTCTGTTTAGATTATTTGTAATTAAAGCGTAAAGCTCAGGATTAGATGCAAGCACTGTTGGATCTATTCCAAAGATTCTTGCCATTTGTAAATCATTAACGGTATTTGGTTCACGGTCCGAGAGCCCTGTAAAATATTTAAATGTATCAACATAATTACCAAACTTTGGCGTATTAACAATTTGATCAGGGCTGCTTAAAAATTTATCTAATGATTGATATTGTCGAAAACCCATTCGAATAGGCCTATTATTTTTATAATCAGAAAATACTCCAATAGCTATTTTTAGATTTTGTTTAGGGTCTACACCTCCAGATGTAATTGATAAAATATCAAAAAATTTATTTTTATCTTCATCTGAAAAACCCTCTAAAAAATTATCCACCCATTGAGCGCCTTTTTCATACCAATATTTTGATGCTTCTTTTTCTTGCAAAGCCTTATTTACGAATTCAGCTGTGGGCATAGTAAAACCAAACTTCTCTGTTAAAGCTTTTACATCTACGTTTGTTTTTGAATCAATCTCTTCAATAGCGTCCAATCCTATGTTGTTTAACGTATTGTTATTAAATTTATATTCTATTGGCTTAGCTTCTATATTAGAATAATCTACTTTTCTTAAATCTTTATCTCCATAAATTTTTACAGGATTAAGTGTTTCAATATACTGTTTTGAATTTTTATCTTTTGCAAGAAACTCTTCAGCTTTCTTAAATTGTTTTTGAGCTTCTCTTTGCAACAAATCTTCAACGAATGTTTCAAAAGGATCTTTTCCTGGTGGTTTAGGTTCTTTGGGCTCCTCTGGATCTTCATCACCTCTAGTCATCTCAGTGGTAGGCATTTTTTCAAGATCCTCTTCTTTTACATCAATAACCTCATCATCATCATCCTCTTTCTTTGTTTCAAGGACGGTGGATCCTATAACAGGTTCTGGTTTGTAAAAACTTTCTTCATAAGTTTTAAAATTTTTAATTCTATTTAATTCTGATTCAGGTAATAAATCTTCTAATGGAATGATATCTGATTCACCAAATCCTGAGAGATCTATGCCTTGCCCTGAAAAAAGATCGACAACTGCTGGAACAGAAATACCAAGTCCAGTTGCAATTTGTGCAAGTGTTAATGCTTGAGCTACCATTTAATAATATACATACTTCTTTTTTTCACGTGGTTGATCCTCATAATCATCATTTAGTGATATGAAATTACCCTGACGATATCTCATCAGGGCTTGTGTCATTGTATCAACTAAATCATCATGCTCACCATAAGGAAAAGCTGCACATTCTTCAATCATTTCTTCTGCAAAATGTTTTTCAGGAGCCCACACAACACCACTTTCAAAAAGCGGAGCTACTGCGTTTACACGTGAAATTTTATCATTACCTTTTGATGGACTGAAACTTACAACAGGAATTCCAACTTGTCTAAGTTCTTGAATGAGTGGTTGTCCACTTGCTTTTGCTTCAACAATAATTGTTTCTGGTTCCCAATATTTGTACTGCTCCAGGGCAACTTTTTTTAATTCAGGAAATTCCCAACGATCTTTTATGCAATCTAAAAGTATAATACTATCTTTATTAAACTCATTACGAAAAATACCCCAAGTGCTAATGGCACTAAAATCTGCTGTTTCTTTTTTACTAAACGCTGTATCATAACTTTGTATAACATGTAGAAGCGGAGGAACCTGATCTTTTTTCCAAGTCTTCCACCACTCTCTTTTTACGATAGCTCCAATTTCAGAAGTTGGTTGTTGTTGGTATTGTGCTTCCCATGACATTATGGGTAAGTTTGCCTTAATTTTTTCTAACTCTTCAAGTTTCCAATACTCGGGCCATATTGGTTTTCCAGATGGCAGTATTGCTGGAAACTCTATGACCTCCCATTCGTCAGCATTATTTTCTGCAGCTAATTTTATTAATCTACCTGTTAGATCTCTTTCTGACCACCTAGTCATAACAATTACAATTGCACCTCCAGGCTGTAAACGTTGTCTTGGTCCTGATAGATACCAGTTATAAGCATTTTCAAAAGCTGTATCATTAATGTTTTGTTCTGAATGAGGATCATCAATAATTAATAGATCCGCACCTCGACCAGTTATAGCTCCTCCAGTACCTGCACCAAAATATTCTCCTTCATGATTTGTTTCCCAACGTCCCGAAGCTTTTGAATCTTGTTTTAAACTTACGTTTTTAAAAATTTTTCTGTACTCCATATCGTTCATTAAGTTTCTCATCTTTCTACCAAACCTGTATGAAAGCTCAGCAGTGTGTGTTGCCTGAATTATTTTTGTTTTAGGTTTATTTCCCATCAACCAGGCAGGAAACAAGTAAGATGCAAACTCTGACTTTGTATGTCTTGGTGGCATATTAACAATTAATCTTTTTGTTTTACCTTGAGCTATCTCCTCAAACTTTTTTGCCATGATCCTATGATGATATCCATCGATAAAATCTGGCCAAACCATTTTAACAAAGTGCAAGAAGTCATTTTTTGCTTTTAGTTGATCATCATGCATAGCAATTGCTAGCATTATCCTTAATTCTTCATCCGAATACTTTGAAAATTTATTATTTTTGGTTTCCATTGGGACTCCTAGGCCTTTTTATACTAAAAAAAGGGGGTATACCCTAGAAAAAACTTTTCATATGAAAATTTATTGGCTGAAAATTTAAAACATGCGCTAGGTCGACACGTGCGTGACACCATGGGCCAATTAGGGGGTGCCAGGAACCGCAGAATCCTGCCATTTTTTTCATTTTTTACAGGTACCCTAGGCTTTTTTATAATTTTTCCTGGTTTTCTGCCCCTGATCCACTTAAGTTACAATAATAAAAATTATCGTAAGTTATAATTGGCGCATTTCCTACGTTTTTTTGTGCCTTTTTACCCAATATTCCTGGATCTTGGCCCATCCAACCGCCAATATTGGTACGTTTTGCATGTTTTTTTGCAGATTTCCCACGTTTTTGGCTTCATACAACAATTCCCCCGCTCCAAGAGAGGGCTTCGCAAGTTCATCGAACACTAACACATATGCACATTGATCAGATTGTTCTGATATTCTTTTGGACATAGCAATTTGATGAGGGCTAAATTTAATCTTCCTGGATCTTGCGATCTTTGTTTCTACAAAAAGTGTATCCATTTGTGGTGCAATACCAATCATGTCTGGGAAGCCTAATACAGTTGTAGTTTCAATTCTGTACCAATGATAAATTGTCATATGTTTCCTTATTAATTTGACAAAGTTAGACTCTTTCATGCTACAGTAAATTTATGGATCAAAACAAAATTATAGGGTTACACTTATGAAGGTATTTATACTTGTCATAAGTCTGTGGGGTTTCAATGGTGAAGCCTGGGTATACACTGGTAATCAATTAGTATTACAAGAAAAGTTTAGTGAGCTAAGTGAATGCGAACAGTTAGGACGTAAGTTTTTAAAGTTTGATATGAACAAATATTTTACATTCAAAGTGCAATGCATCGAAGACATTCGTAAAGACATTTAATCTTCAATCATCTTAGCTTCTTGTTTCTCTGGTGTAACATCAATGATATCTTCTTCACCTCTAATGCCTACACCTTTTCGCTGTAGCTCATCTAGCTTAGTAACAAGTTGATCTCTAGATAAGTTCTCGATTGCGCTCTCCATTCTAATCGTTGGATCATATAATCCAGAAGCTTTACCTCTCATACTCTCAGCATTAATTGCTGCTGAGTAATGTTCTTTTTCCTCTGCTCTTTTACCAAGTTCATCTAGCCTAGCTAAATGTCTATCCATATTAACAGCATACTTATCTTGTAGCTCTTTTTTTAAATCATAAATAGCCTCAGCTACCAATGGATATTTGTTTGGATCTGTAAGTTCATAAGCAGTCTTCCTGGCAATCTTCTCTGAGTAACCAGCTTTCCTCGCAGACTCTGAAGCAGATTGTTTACCAGTTAGTGTATGATAACAATATTCATGTACAAATCTTAATTGATTTGGTGTCATCTTTCTTGATTTTCTTCCATCTATTTTCATTTTTTTGTTCCTATAAGCATAATTTCACACACATTGTATAACAAAACTTATAACTAATTTCTACTCACGTTAAAATAAAATTCAATAAAACTGCCATTTTTGTTTTTTAAATCACACACCCTCACACTTAACTCACACTATAAATGTGAGGAAATAACCCAAGTATACTGTACTAAATTTGCTATCCTCACACTACCACACTTGT